CCATTGCATCTGTGATGTCCTTACGGATGCTGTACAGGGACATTGGGTCAATGGTGCCTGTCTCCGGATTCACCCGCTTTGCCAACAGCCCCTGGACATAGACCATCGCATCATCAACCGTCTTGCGCTGAGTTGCCGGGTTACTCATAATGCCCTGGATAGCTGAGAGTACAGGTTCAACGTCCACCGACTGCTTGTTGGCAAATGCAGCCTCACGCATTGGTCCTGTGATTGCCGAACGCTTGGCCTCTGCGTAGGGAATTGATCCTGGCTTGCCTGATATCTGCCTGAAGGCGTTGAGGATAGCCTCTTGGTTTTGGTTGATCTGCTGACCAAAGAGGTTGCCGCCAGTGTCTAGTCCACGGATAGCTGTCTCTGCACCAGCAAGTCCAGGGTCACGCGCTGTACCTGCCGCCGTAGGACGTACACCTGGCACCAATGGCGCAGACATCTCCATGTTCTGCATAGCTTGCTGGGGATTGGTGGCAAGGCGGTTCAGGACGTTACCAACAATGACCTGGCGTCCTTGCTCTGTGAACGGCTTGACCAGTCCACCAGGCACCGCCAATGCTCGTTGTGTGGTGGACAGTGATGGGCCACCTGGAGCCACCATACCCGCCAGCATTGCACCACCCATCTGAGCGTAGGGGTTAGCACCGCCCTCACGTAATGCACCCCCTGCGCCTGCTGCTGTGATTGCTGCGGCTGACTGCGCCTGCGGGCTTTGAGCAAAGAATTTAGCGGCCTCACTTAGCATTCCCGGCAACCTTGGAGCAACTGCGCCAGCAGCCCTGGCAACTCCAGCAGTTCCATAACCAGCCGAACCAACGTCCTGCACCACCCTTTCTTGGGCAGTCTCAGGCTGTGGGAAACCCATGCGGTTCAGGTTTGTCTGAGTCGCCTGCGTCATTGTCGGAACCTTTGTCCCTGCCGCCAAGTTGAACAGGTTCACCAAAGGGTCCACCGCCATTGGCAATAGACCACCAACAGTCATTGCAGCTTGCGCCATTGGCCTTGCAGCCAACCCAGTTTGGCGCATCAGCTCATCTGGCATTGACCTTGATCCTGGAGCTGGTGGCAGTTGCTCCAATGCCTTGGTGATTTCTTCCATGCTCATCCCGTCAGGGAATGAGATGTCACCGTAGCCAATGACGTTAATGACTTGTGCCATGATAAGTTCCTATCGGTTCACAAATTTCTTTTGGGCAGGGTCCCAGGTCAAGCCTGACCCACCAGCTTTAGGTGGTTGCCTCACTATGGATGGCACAGTGGCTGGTGCGCCAAGAGAAGTGTTTAGGTTTGGAAGTTGGTATGCGTTGCCAAATGCCTCGTACTCACTTCGCTTTTGGTTATACGCTTGACCCGCCGCCGCATACAGCTCATTGGACAAAGCCTTGAAATCAAGACGCTGTGTTGGTGTCAACTTCTGACCCGTCATCGCTTGATTGAGATAATTTTTCAATCTGTCCATGCGTCCAGCAGCAGCCATTGCAAGTGCAAGTTCCGTTTCTCTAACCACAGAACCCTCATCCATTAACTTCATCATTTTGGTTGCACCAGCAAGGTCGCCAATTGGAGTTTCCTGGTTCAGCGCAGTATTTACTTGATTAAACGCTGTTTGCATTCCTTGATATTCTTTGTAGATAGGCTCACCCTTAAAGGCAGCACCTAACTTCATTACATTCTCAAATCCTTGTTTACCTTCATTTAAGATGACTGTCTGTGGTGGTGCGTTGTTAATTTCTTTTTGTATCCTAGCTTCAATTTGTTGTTTTATTCTAGGGTCAGTTGCCCCAGCTAAATCAGCTTGAAGTTGCGATAGTAGAGTTCCTGCCCTTGGCGCAATTGGAGCAAATTGAGATTCTTTTTCAATTGCGGCATCGTATGCCTTAATCAACGGACTACCAGCAGGCAACGCAGCGCGTTCTGCCATTAACTTTGACAAAGCAGTTCCTGTGGAAGTGTTTTGTGGGTCAAGTTTTTGCGCTAGGTCCTCATACTTCATGGCCTGCTCACCCTGACCAGCCATATTCAACATTTGCGCCGCTTGGCGGTATTGGTTAGCCCTAGCAGCATTGGGGTTCATTGGCATTGCGGCAGCTTGCGCTGGTGGCATTTCTGCACCAGCAGTTGGCGCTGCTGCTTGAGGTGCAAATACACCTGAAATCATTTTTCTCAACTCTGCTGCCTTCTTCGCCTCTTCCATCTTCTGCTTCATTGCCATCTGAGTTAGCGCACCCGTCTGCGCTTTCTCGTACCCGGCTTGGCCTGCCTCAAACGCCCCGCCTATAGCCTCACCAATGCCAATGCGCCGGGTGCTTTCCCCACCAGCCTTCAGTAAGGCTGCAGACGCTGCCAGCATTGCATTGCGCTGCATAGCAGCACGTTGCTCTGGCGTCAGGTACTCGTCCAATGCGTTACCGCCGCCACCGCCAAAGGCGCTGCCCAGCAGTCCCTCTAAATTAAAGTCAGCCATGATTTATCCCCCCAACAAACCAAGAAGACCACCAATTGCAGCACCAGCAGGACCACCAATTGCAGTCATGCCTGGTAAAGCACCAAGCGTATAACCGTATCCAGCACCACCCAGTGCGCTGGACAATGGATTCTTGTAGGTTGGAGACGTTTGGCTACCGCCAGCATTAGGCAAAGCAGTGGACATTGCCTGCTGAGTAATGCCCAGCTTCTCTAATCCAATACCGCGCAAGGCATCCAACTGCTGCTGGGTCATTTGCTGCTGCGCTGACCCTACGCCCATGACGGCCTGTGCGCCACCAAGACCAAGGCTCTGCTGTTGCGCTCCGAGCGCACCTAACTGTCCAGCAGCACCAAGACGCTGTGCATTGGCGGCAGCGTAAGCCTGTTGGTTAGCTAGGTCAGACTGCTGGGCCAACTGAGCGTTGAACTGAGCCATAGCATTCTGCGCTGCTGCATTACCGCCCATCGCAGCGTTGATGGCACCAGCACCATACTGAGCCGCACCAGTACCTTGTGCTGCTGTTTGGAGGTTAGCCTGCTGCTGTCGTGCTAGGTCTTGCTGCATCAGGTTGGCGCTGGTGTCAAACCCTTGTTGGCGCAGTTGTGCTGACATCTGAGCCGCCTTGTCAGCGTATGCCCTGTTAGTAGCGGCCTCCGCAACTCCTTGGCGTGTACCGCCGTAGGCTTTAGCCCTAGTCGCAGCCTCACCCATCTGTTGTACAGCCGCCTGCCTTGCAGCCTCAATGTCACTCAGGTTGTTGGTGATGACCTGATTGGTGTACGGGTTCATGTACTGCCCGATATTGCCCATGTTGCTCTGAGCAGCAGTGACATCAGTTGGTGTGTAGCCAACAGCACCAATCTGGCTGGACATCCCGGCGTTGACGCCGCCTGTGTAGTAAGGGTTGAACTGAGCCGCTTGGTTGGCGTACTCGGCTGCAAGGTTGGTGGTTCCAAGACCTTGACCCGCCAAGCCAGTGTTCACCATCTGCTGCTCACCAGCTCGGTAGATGGGGTTGAAGTCAGCAAACTCCCTGACAGGTAACGCCGAGGCTACGCCCTGCGCCTGCTGCAAGTTCTGCAGGTAGGCAGCTTTAATTGTGGGATCAATTTGTGTGGTGACTGTCTGGCTTCCGCCGCTTTTGCTCATGGTGTTACTCCAACAGAGATTTCAAACGCTTGGCTGGAATCTTGCCTGCGTTAATTTGTTCGAAAATGTTCGCGCCATACTTCTGCACCGCCTTCTTGCGGATGACGTACTCTCCATTTTCCAGTGCTGCGTAGCCATCGTCTGGCCCAGGTGGGTTGTTCATCTGGGGTTTCATTTTGACCATGCCGCCCTTGGCATACTCTCCACCAAAACCCCATTCGCCGCCAGTTTCGCCAGCCATGCCACCATAATCTGAATAATTAGGTCCGGTAAGTCCACCCATACCCGCTGAAGACCCAAGACCGCCTTCGTAGGCACCTGGGTCAATATACCCTTCCGGAAAACCACCAGTATTAACACCAGCAATGTTCCCGCCCAAAATGTCAGCCATTGTCAAACTACCAAGTTGATTTCCGACACTTGTTGCTAGTGTTTGTCCTAAACCTTCAAACCCAAGATTGGATAGGGCTGCTGACAAAGCTGCTTGGTTGTTAATCCCCGCCATACCAGTGCCAGTTGACGTATTTTCTCCACCAGCCGGTGACTCCGCAGTGGTTAACAGGCCACCTCCTGTCGTTGTCGTTGCCGCTGGTGGTTTGTACACGGCTGGGTTGAAGCCACCAAGGTTGGTGTTGGCGGCTGTCTGCCCAGCTTGGGCTGCATACGCTGGTGACAGTGTGCGTTGAGGCGTCAGCGCCATCAGGGACTGGTACGGGTTAGCCGACTGAGATGCAGCGTTGATTTGCGCCAGAGTAGGCGCGTTCTGCTGAGTTGTGGCTGGCGTGTAGATGTTGCGAAAAGGCGTACCCGTAATGGCTGTGTTGGTTACCCGCGCTGGCGCAAGCTGGGTGCCTGTCACTTGCCTTGGCGTTGTTGGCCTGGTGATGGGCTGGACAGTACCAGTGCGAGTCGTAGTACCTGTCGTAGTACCAGCGTTCCTGGCTGCATTGGCGTTGATTTCCTGCGTTGCCATCCCCTTGAATATGCCAAGTTCAGAGGCGTCAACGTCAGTGCCAAAACGGTCAGCAAAGTATTGAAGTCCTGATGCATCAGGTTCACGCCCCAAGACTGATAGGTACATCTGCCGAATAGCATCATTCGTTGTTGGCGCAGCAGCTCGTTCAGGTTGAGCCGCCACACTGAAGGTGGATAGCTCAGTAGGGTCAACGTCAGACCCAAACTGAGATGTCCAGTAAGCAATTTCAGAAGCAGATGGTGCTCGTCCCAAGACCCGTTGGTAGGCGTCTGCAATGGACATTCCAGTAGCAGCAGTTGTAGTGGCTCCAGTTCCAGCAGCAGTTGTAGTGGCTCCAGTTCCAGCAGCAGTTGTAGTGGTAGTGTTAGCTGCTGCTGCCGCCTGTTGTGCAGCTAATTGCTGTGCTGCATTTCTAGCTGCATTAGCAGCAACTTCTTCAGCCGCCATGCTCTGGAAAATACCCAACTCAGTGGGGTCAATGGACGTACCGAAACGCTCCGCAAAGTATTGCAAGCCAGAGGCGTCAGGCGCTCTGCCCAGCACTTGCTGGTACATATCCCGAACGGCTGTATTGGTTGGCGCTGCCGCTGCAAGTTCAGGTTGAGCCGCTACGCTGAAGGTTGACAGTTCAACAGGGTCCACGCTGTTACCAAACGTAGACTGCCAATAGGCAACTTCATCGGCACTTGGTGTGCGGCCTAAGACTCGCTCATAGGCGCTCTGGATTGACATATCAGCCATGCTATAACTCCTTGCTCATAATCCACCACTGTGGTGTGTAACCTGTCTTCGCCAGAAAAGTCTTCTGCCATCCCTTGCGTCCAGCTAAAGTGACGCGAGTGCATCCAAGGCTCTTACCCCAAGCCTCGATCATTGGTGACATCAGTTCTAGTTCTTCCATCACGCCTGCTGCTAGAAAATAGTTTAGGCATTTTTGCTGTGGGTGGAGAACAATCTCCGTAACCACCACCGAATTCCGTCCAGGCCAGAATTGCATCTTGGCTTGCTGGACCAGCTCAACGACATCCTCAAATGTGTGAGTGTTCAACGAATATTTTAAGGCTTTTTCAATCTCTGGCCTCAATCTCTCAATATCTGTCATAGTGCCGTTGCCGATAACGCTCCTGCGTTACTCACCACCACACTGTACCTAGTGCCATTTGGTGATGTCAATATCAGCTTACTGCTGCTAATCTCAACGTCAGCGTTAGTCTTTCGATTCAGTCGGTCAGCGTTCTCCAGCAGGAAATTACGCTGTGCCTCCATGACTGGCGTATAGACTTGAGGTGGGTGAGGTACGTTGAGAGACATCAGCGTTTCCCGGCTGGCACCGCATCTAGTCGCATAACCCCCACCCGCCAATCACTCAAAGTATCGGCTGTTACCTTCATCTTGACCTGGCGTCCACTGAAACGTGCGTCGGTTGGGTTGGCGCTGGTGAATGGACCGTAGGTTGTCTCAGTGTCCGTTGGATAGAAACGGCTGCTGAAGCTGATGTTGACATCCCCAAGGTTGGATTCGTCCGGTATCACCTTGCGAACCTGCATGATCTGCTCGCCATTGCCAATCTCCACCGGGCCTGACTCAGCGTAAATTGTCTGTGAGTCATAGGCAAAGCCCACCTCATGCTCGTAGATGTAACCGTCAGCACTGACCATGAGAGGGTTGTTGAAGACGCCCTTGTCAACCCCAGCCAGACGCGCCAAGGTGCCTATGGACCAATGATTCTCACGGTAGTTATAGATAACGTAGGAGTCATTCTCGATGCTGGCGCTGCTGGTGTAGAACCACCATATCTCACCGAACTTGGAGTTGTGGACAGCGTAGACCTTGCTGGCCTGCTCCAAGTTGATATTGCTGAACACATAGTCGCCAACGTCAGAAGGTAGTGGCTTGACGTAACCGTCGTAAATCCAGAAACCTGACCTACTCATCCAGATGGCTGCTGTATCAATAGCCGCTACAGCCTGGGGTCCAATCAAGCCGCAACCAGAGCCAGCCTTCTCAAATGAGAAGACAAACGGCTGACCAATGTAGCTGCTGGTGTGGACATCAACGTCAGTGAATATCAGGTTGACGCCTCGCACCCGCTTACCCGCCAAGATGGAGCCGACAGTGGTCAGCTCAAAGCTGCCTGCTTGGTTATTGGCGGCTGGTGACCAGGTGGTGTTGTCCTCCTGATCACACCAAGCCACAAGCCGAGGGTTACCGCTGGCACCCAGGGCGAACATGAAACGCTCAGAGGTGGTCATCACCGCCGCGCAACTGGTGGGTGCATTGACAATTGCCACCGCTTTCGTTGGCGTTGTGAATCCCAACTGCCACTCCAGCAATTGACCGTCAGAGTTGCAGCAGCCGACCCAATACTCACCCCATGTGTCCATTGACCAAGTAGCAGCGTTGATGATTGCGCCAGTGTCTGGCCTAGCCACACCATACGCAAATGCACCATAGTTGCCGTAGCCATAGCCAACTAGCAATGACGCATCTGCTGCACCAGGCGTGAATATCGTTGGTGTTATTTCCTTCAGCGTCCCAGCTTGGTTCATCACATACAGCTTGGTGTTGGTGCCAGCCACAATCCACCGAGTTGAGCTGTTGTCACGCCAATTGATAATGCCTCGGCAGGTGCCTGACATCTGTCCATTAGCCCTCTTGCGCCAGCCGCCAACTGGCCTGAGTGTGTTCTCAAACCACCGAACCAAGTTAGCGCCGAACCACCGACCCATTGATTGGTATTCAGTGCCGTTACGGTAAACGCCTGCTGGTATCTTGAGTGGCATCAGCATATTGATCTTTCAGACAAACTGTCTAGTACCTTGCTTGTCGATAATTAGAGCCTGACCCCTTGGCTTGTCAGCAATGCTGATGTGAGTCCAAGAATCATATTCACGGATGATTTGGTCAAAGGGAAGTTTAGCCGAAATCAGCGCCCTAACCACAGCGTCTGGCGTCATCCCAGGGACTCTGAAATCACAGGCTAGTCCTTGCCTATGCTGCGAGGTGTCCTTGCTGCCTACGGCATCATTCACAGCCTTGCTGCGGAAGGCTGAGTTGATCATCACAGGCTTGCCGCCAAGTGCTGTCTTCATTGTCTCCAAGAACTCAGCCAGCTTCTTGAGGTTGAGCAACTCCTGTGCGTTAGGCGTGTTGTCCAAGCTGCGGTGGTCGGTGCAGGTCAACTCAGCAAGTGTGAAGTGTGGTGTCATTTGTTCCTCGCTGATATTGCTTTGGCCTTGGCCTTGGCGTCTGCCTTGGAGCTAGCACCCCAAGCATTGAGACTCAGCAGCAGCCTGGTGGGTTTCCCGTCCTTGTACTCTGGACCATCGTTGCCGCCCATCCTCGCCAGGAAACTGGCTCGTCTAGGGTTGTCACCAGACTTGACGGGTGGCTTGATGTTTTGCCCAGCCGCCTTCAGACTCGCCCGTCCAGCAGCATTCAACCCGCCCTTGGGGTTTTGTCCTTCCTTACGCTGCCAAGCTGGAGTCTTCATTTCTTCTTGGCTGTCTTGGCTGCTTGCTTGAAGTCCTTGGCGCTAGGCGCTGCCTTGCTGCCGACTTTGTTCATCCTTTCCTTAGAGCCAGCCTTGATGCGCTCCTGCTTGGCGTTGATGTTTGCGTAGAGTCCTGGTTTCATAATCACCTCTTTGAAAGTAAATCTGTCTTGGCTTGGCTCCCGGCGCTGGAGCCAAAGTAGTAAGCAATGATGCCAGTCCAAGCCGTACCGAGTGACCCCAGCATCATCAGGATGGCGGGGTTGTTGGAATCAATCTGGTTGAAGAACATCATTACCATGATGCTGAAGAATCCCAAGGTCACGGCACCAGCAAGTATTGGCGGCATCATGGACCTGGTGGCTGACTGCATATCCCTTGCGGATTTCCTATCCTCCACCTCCAGCTTCTCAAAGTTGAGGCCAAGCTCCTGCGCTTGCTTTTGCAACTCAATCTCAGCAATCTTCACCATTGCAATTTGATCTGCCGTCAGCTTGTTGCTGCTGATCATGTCGCCAACCTTCTCGGGGTCAACCCCAATGGCCTTGGAGATGGCGCTTACCGCCATGCCTGCCAATGGTCCACCCAGTGCGGTGGCAATCGTTGGTGCAATCTGTTTAAGCCAGTCCATTACTTCTTCTCCAACTTGGTGTTGATCACGGCAATCTCTTGTCTGTTGTGCATGATGTCATCTCGGTTCTTTTGGATTTCTTTTTCCAAATCTTGTCTTAGCTTTTCCCTTGCCAGTTCAGCGCCACTGTTGCTGGCTTGCTTGTTGTCACTGGTTACCACCAAGCTGATCTTGCTATTGAGGATAGTCACTTCATGGCTGAGATTTGACAGAGCCGACATCAGATACACAACGCAGCTAAACAGCAGTGGCAGTATTGCAAATGTAGCCTTTTCAATCAATGCGCCTTTATCGTCCGTCATGTGTCCCCCACAAGTTGCCAGGTGAACCAGGCAGTTAAACCAATCACTACAGCCGCCAATGCAGCCCACAGGCCAAAGGTCAGGATGTCGTTAATCTCTGCTGCCCTCAGTGCCTTGGCTTGAGCCTTCTCTGCTTCTGCCTTCTTGCGTTCAGCCACCATGCGGTTACGCTCCAGCATCAGTGCGTTCCAGACATCATCGTTGCCTGACCATATCAGCATCTGCTTCAGCTCGTTCTCTGCGTCTTGGAGCTGCTTGAGCTGCATCACCGTCTCAAACGCCACTGCCGTATCGCTCTTGCCAAAGCCCTTTGGCTTTTTCTTGACTGACTCCTTGGCGATAACGTCCTTCGCCTCGAAGAACTTCATCAAGTCGCCACTGATGCCATTGATGTCCTTGCCCATCTTGATGGCAGCTTGTATCCCTTTGATGGCTCCTTGAGCTACAGCGAATGCGGTTAGCGGATCAATCATTTGTCCCGCCTGTTCCACATCTCAAACAGCGTTTTGATCTTGTCCTCCAGAACAGCTACCCGCAGGTCCAACTTTGCCAAGACGATGATCAAGGTGATCAGCGCCAGCAGGATGGGCCATGCTTTTGCGAGGACGTCGAAGAAGTCCACTTCATCTGCCCAGCGTCAGAGATGCGTAAACGATGGCTGACATGGAGACGATCAAGACGCCCGTGGTCTTCATGATCACGCCCTCCAGCCGCTTGAGCCGAGCATTGATCTGTGCATACCGTTCTGCACAAACGGCCTCATGGCTCGTCAATCGGATGTCTATATCGCTCATGGTGCGTCAGGCCAAGTTATGGTCCAAGGGAATCCAGCCTGTGCTGGGATGTCTCGCAAGGCTTGGCAGTAATCTTTCCACGCCTGCGAAGGTGTCATATCACTGCGAAACCGCCAATCAGTCTCAGTCAGCTTGTCATCCCGGCTGGTGCGTACCGCCTTGGCTTGCTCTGCGTCCTTGCTGGCCTTGTAAGCCGCCTCTTGCTCGGCAGCAGTAGTAGTTACACCATCTACAACTTGGTCTAAGAAGACAGGGCCAAGCACATGCTTGGTGTACCACTTGCCTTCAATCTGCTCAACACCCGCCGCTTGGCTGTATTGGTAGACCGTCCCGCCAGTCGCTTGTGGGCCTTCAAAGACTACATCAGCACCTAGTGCTGTCAAGACCTCGGTTGTCGTTGTGTCCCACGCTGGGCCACCATTGGCTTTTTGGTATGCACGAAACTCTGCCTCGTACATTACCGCGCCTGTTTGTGTTCTGATTTGCATAGTGTGTCCTTACGCGATTGCCAAGAAGATGAACGAACCGCCATTAGCATTGATAGCGGCTGGCGCTGTACTGCTGATCTCAAAGCCTGTTGATGCTGTGTCAATGTAGTCAGTACTCGTGACTTCAGCCGCTGTGCTGTTGAGCAAGAGGTATGGATCGTTGCCAGCCACGATTCCCCTTGCGCTGTCCCAGACGTACCAGTCGCCCGTATCGTCAGTGCGCTTGATGAGAACGAACCTTGCCCCGCCTGTGAAGCCGCAGTTGATGGTCTGGGTTGTGCCTGTGCCTGTGTATGAGCCAACTTTGGAAACACCAGCGCAGGTTGCGAAGAGGTAGGCGACGTAGGCTTCAGCAGAACCGTTCACATTGCTGCTTGCTCCAACAGTGAAAACACTACTTGTAGGGGACGTGTAATCCCAAACAAAAGACCCCCCTGAAGCGGCGGCAGTAGTATTTAAAAGCAGCCTTGAGTCATTCCCAAGTGCTGCTGAATAAACAAACCAATTATAAGTAGCGGTAGTTCTGTTTTTTACAATCATTAACTCAGGTACTACAGTCAGATTGTGTGTGACGTTTTGTACTGAACCATTCCCCGTATAGCAAACTTCATCAAAGAAGCCGGGGGCGCGGCGGAAGAACCAGTTGATGTATGTGTTTGCGCTTGCATTGGTAATTGTTGATGTCGTACCAACTTTGACGCCATCCATTACATCCCAAGGACTTGCTTGCAGTATGGTTGTACCTGCTGCTACTTCAGCCGCCGTGGAGGACGTTACAAGATACCCAGTACCAGTAAGCCGTGAAGAAAATAAAGATGCTACTGCTGAACCACGATTTTTAATCAGCACAGCGTCATCAGTTTGACCACCAGTAACAGTTGCATTTGCACCAGTGCCAGACCTAGCAGATAAACCAAACACACTCGTCCCCAGCGTAGGCACCTTCATCGGGCCTCTGCGTATGGCTATGTAGATGTAGGTGTTTCCAGCGGAACAAATAGCCGTGCCAGAGCCTTGTTGTACAACCATACCTGTCGCTGTAGGTGTGAAGTACGTTCCCGAAAAAGCAGTTTCTTCGGCACTTAGGTTTGGCGCAAGTAATGGTTGTATTCCAGTTAATGCCATTCCTCTCATAATGTCAGCAATGTACCAATCTGTTGCGCTTGTTGTAACGTTTTTAATCATTACCCATTGAGGCTCATATCCAAGATTTACAGGCACATCTACTGTACTTGAACCCGTATAAGAACCAC